CAAGATTTCCTTGTTAGCATTCACAAAATCATTCCAAGAAGAATGGGCATCGTTAGCCCACTGATTGTATTGATTGATGATGTCGTTAAGATTTGACGCCCAGTCTTTTGCGCTCTCCTGAGTCATATCTGCTGCCTTATCGACAACAAAGACAACATTAAAAGTTGACTGAGCACCAGATGAATCTGAGAAACTGAAATATGCAATCTTAATTTTGCCATCGACAGATCCCAACTGGCTTGGTACTTGATACGTAAATTCGCCACCAGATGCATCTACAATTGCAAATCCAGTCGTATCAGATATGACTGCCTTGCCATCAGCAGTGTTTGCCATGAATGACGGTGTAAACCCACTAAGCGACACTGGAGAGCCATTATCCATCAGCGTAGCATCAATCACCACGGCGCCCGTTTTGTCTCCCTGACGCAAATATACAGGCTCGGGCGCGATGGCATTTTTTGTGTCAAGAGTCACTTTGTACGTTCTGATTGCCATTGGGTATCAGTCCCTCCATTTTTTCCAAATCTTTGTAAGTGTCTTTTGTATCAACGAGGCGCTGATCCTCAAATCCTCGGCGCTTGCCTTTCAGTTCCCAACCAAACGATGAATCAGGGCTGTCTGATGAAACAATGAAGTAGTCCTTGCCACGTTCAGAAACCCAGAAATGCGCATCACTGTAAGCTGTCAAGAACACTTGGTAAGGCTTGTCTGTATTAATCAAATCAAAAACGAGCGGATCAATGTCCACTCGCACTGTTTTGTCATCGTCCGTTTTACTTTCGCCAATATCCCCGACATAGTTTTCTGCCAACTCATACGCGGGAGTGGCACGAATACCATCACGGGTAACCTGAACAGCGTTTTTAGAGCCATTGTAGACGTTGAAGTTGCCAAGAATATCTACATGGTCAGGGTAGACATTGAATTGGTTACCTGCCCCAGCATTGGCACTCAAAACAATTCTACTAGGATGAGTTATCCAAAACGCATTGTCCTGTGTGCCTGTAATGGCACTCCGCAAATGTCCGGGAAGAGAATATCTTGGATCGCTCCGTGTCGCGTCTTTTGGAATGCTAAGAACGCTTCCGTAACCAGCCGAATTGCCAACATCGGCAGCAATATCCAATACCTGTCCAGCATATGCACCATAGTAAACTCCGCCAATCGCGCCTGTACCCATGTCATGTGAAGACCCTACTTGGCCGAGAGGAGTTCCCTTCGTACTGAACGTTATAAACCCAGAACTTAGCCTTGTTTTGAAACGATTATCATCAGTAACGGTTTCAAAAGCCACCCCAGAAATGAGGTTGCCAACAATTCGCTCAGCAACAACACCATCAGCAGTGATGGCGCTCTTGAACGTTTGGCCTCCGTCAGTTGACACACCTAGGCCTGCGCTGTTAAGAATCACGACCTTATTTGAGTCTGACTTGTCAACAGCAATAATTCCTTGATCCGTGAAGCTGAGCTGCGTTCGCGCCGCGAGAAGACTATTAGTAGCCAACTGCACCTGTGATGTTAGCCATTCATTAGGCACTCGAATCTTGCCAGCGGCTACGTTGGATAGTGTTGATTGTGATGTCTTCTGCTGTTCGGCAAATGATAAGCTACCGCATTCAACCTCTGTTTTGGTTCGTGTGCCGCGAATATCATAGTCGCTGGTTACTTTGATGATTCGAACCTTGTCACTAAAGTTAAGGTTCTCATCAATCACCGTGATATAGTCACCTGGGTTTGCCATCGCGTATTTGTAGCCGACAGATTGCAAGTCAACAAGATTAAGGGTAAGCGAGATAGCCCAACTCTTGTCAACTTTCTCTTTCACGGCGGTTAGCAAGTTATCAGTAATCGTGTACCGCTCATCAGCAACTGGGGCTGCTTCAATGGCGCCAAACTTAGGATAGTAGTAATCATACAGCGGTGATTTGTACTCAACTTCTAGGCGCGGGCTTGTGGTGTCATCAGGATTACTATAGGCGCCATATCCGCGGCCATAGGTAGCAAAGCTTGTATTATCAGTCTGTATTTCGGCAGTATCAAGATTGAACTTCTTGCGAACAATGGTAGAAAGATCAGAACCCATTGCTGGGACAACATGAACTACTGTGCCTTCAACAGAGAACTCAACACTTGCTTGATCGATGATGTCATTGAAGAGCGACAGACGGTCACTCATGCCCCAGTCTTGCTTCTCAAAAGCCGCAACCGAGGCTGTATTGTCGTACGTATACCCCGTGCCAGCAAATAAAGCATCAAGATAGGTGGCAAATGGGTGCGATCCATTCCATGTTTCGTAAAAACCTGTCTTGCTCATCTTGTAAAAGAATGCCTGGACCGCGCTGAATGCCACCGTGTTCTCTTTGTCATTTTTCGTGTATGTGACAACAACGTAGTCTTCATCAAGAAACGATAGTGTCCATCCTTTGGCAATGTTTGCCTTAACGTCTTGGCCAAAATAAATTGTCCCAGATAATGACTTCTCGCCATTCACCGCATCGGTTTTCTCAATCTCGCATTGGGCTTGATATTCGTTTCTTTCAACGTCTGTGAATGTAATCAATAATCACGCCTCCTATGCATATAGATTTTGGAAACCAAGAATCCGGACTGTGCCCGGCACATTGCAAATGATTCGGTTAGGCTTATCCGGTTGCAAAATAAAATAGGCCTTGTTCGTCTTGCTGACGATGCTCAGCCCATTTTGTGTGTAACTAAATCCATTCAGTAAGATCACATCACCAGCCGATACGGCACTTCTAGACGACAACTCAGTGTCATCGATCTTGAACGACAACGAAGATGCAGAACCAGTCGCAGTTAGCTTAACAGTGAACCCTTGCTCAAGCTGATTGCATGGAACAGTCCCTCGGTATGGAACGTTGCTGCTAACATCAATGTCTATCGGTGGTGTTTCACCGTAAGGCAACTTCATCGTCTTGAATTCAGCAGTTAGCTTATACAAGAGTGTCCCATTGACGTTGCCAACAAGCTCCATCTCAGGCGCCTCAGTGTATACGAGGAACCGCTTGTGTGACGGATAGTCGCTCAGCTTATCGTAGTACCCACCAGACGTCTCACCCGGCATTTCCATGGCCACACTTGGCGTTGTTTTTAGCTGAGTGATGTAATACCCGTCTGGTTCGGAAAGCAGCGCATACAGCTTCTCACGAAGCGTTTCTTCCTCGTCTATGTCATCAGCACGGTAGTAACCGGTGATATTGATTGTCTTGTCTGTGTGCCAGCCTCCAAAATCAATGTTGCCGTTTCGCTGATCGAGCTGCTTGCTGTTTCGAGTGACCGATGGTGCTGACTCCTCGAAATCAGTTATTAGCACCTTGTATTGGCTAAGGTAGTATCGGCTACCATCAAGCTTTTCAACTAATAGATCCATATACTACCCTCCAATCGGCCGAAAGTAGCTGCTAACGGCTGCGTCATTAGCGTCCGCTTCCTTGACCATGCTGTTAATGCCATTCTTATCAACGTTGTTTTGGACGTAGATGTTAGGCGTGATTCGTTCACTTGCATCAATTGACTGAGTGACGTCTCCAGAGCTGAATTGCGTGCCAGCCATGGACAAGTTGCTGATATTTGCCGACATGTTGTCAGAAATATCGCTTGCCATACCGGAAACCGTCTTTTGAACAGCCCCGAATGATTTTTGCAGCCCTTGATTCAAGCCACCCATGATTGCATTACCAGCGGGGATTAACAACTTGGCATCATAGCTGATTGGACCTTTGTGCTGTTTAATCCACGAAGCGATACCACCAACGAACCCCTTAACGGCTCCCCATGCGGCTTTCAAGCCATTCAAAAGTCCATCCATGATTGCTCGACCGGCTCCAATAAGAATGCCACCGGCGCCACTGAACAGCCCTTTGATACCGCTAATGCCTCCACTTACAGCACCCTTGGCGCTACTCATTGAACCGCTAATTGTATTGACGATGCCATGGAAGATACTACTTACAACTGATCCTAGGCTTCGCAAACCAGAAGCGAGGATTTTGATTGCTCCTCCGACCAGTGCAATACCAGCGGCAAGAACGGTGAGGCCAGCACCACCGGCAACACCACCGGCACCCAACACAATAAGGGCGGCACCGGCTAGTGTAGCACCACCGGCCAGAACAACCAAACCAGCTCCGTATGCCAAGGCAGAAACCGCACCAGCCGCGTTAGCGACAGCGTCAGCAGTAGCACCAGCGGCCGCACCAAGCAAAGCCGCACCAGCCGCGGCTCCAGAACCAGCTACCAGTGATAGGCCGGCACCGAGTAATAGACTAGCGGCACCAGCCGCGGCAATACCAGCGGCCAATAAGGCCACGCCAGCAGCTAATGCAACACTCGCCGCACTAGCAAGTAAA